TAGATATTTGTGTTGTGGCAGTTGCTGTAGAAGATGCTCCGACAAGAATTAAAGAAGTAATAAATCCAGTATCAACAAGAAGATCATCTATCTCTTCAGAACCTGTACTAAGATCTTCAAAAGTATTCATAGAATCTTCATATTCAAAGAGTTCACACTTCAATTGATAAACATAATTTTTCCCTAACTGATAAAATGGTTGCTCATGCTCAACAAATTTAACTTCAAATAATCTTTTACCTAACGGAAAATATACTAAATCTCCTTCTCTAGGACGAGTCGTAACAAAGTCATCATCATATCGATCAAATTTTCCTAAATTAGGATTATATGTTGGAGAAAAACCGGATAAAAATGTAGCAATAAAATCTTCATACCTTTCTTTTGAAATTGTTAACGTCAATTCATCTTTTAAACTCATTCCAAATTTTGTCATAATATCTCCGGCACCACCATATCCATCATATGTATTTACATATGCTTCTATGGAAAAATTGTCATCAAATTTAGATGATTCTACTTCATTCAAAATATTATCATGATTAACAATTGTTCGAGGTAAATATATTACTTCAACACCATAAATCGTGAGTTGCTCATTAATCAACTCTTGAATAAGTCTTTGTTCACTCTGTGAACCTTGTAAAAAGAAAGGATTAAGTGCCATTATCCAATAAAGTCGTAAGGTGGTAATTCATAATCTTGCATCATTCTAGTTCTAAGAGAGTCTATTTCTCTCTCGGCATCCTCATAAAGTTCTCTACCATTTAATTCAATACCTCCAGGAAGTTTAACTCCTCTAAACTTGATTAAATTTTGTCCCCACTGTCTTTTTATGAGTGCAGTCAAATATTGTTTTACAAAACTATCATTATAAACTTGATTAAAATCTGCAGGGTCTAGTGCTCGATAACAATCAATCACCAAATATGTATCTTTTTCTTGAGCACTCCAATCCAAATCCAAATATAATCTATCTTGTCTTTTATTAAATCTTATCTGCTTATCCGTCGTTAATAGAAAATCAATATCCTCAAGATATGTTTTGACCATAGAATATTGTAGTAACTCAACAGAATTGAAGTAATATAAGTCATTCAAAAATAATTGATATTTGATACTAAACATTCCACCGGAAATAGAGCTAGTATCAAATTTAAATATTTTTTCAATTCCAATTACGGAATCTGGAACCTGAAGATAATTTGAGTTTTCATAAAAACTAAATGTAGTTGCCGTTCCAACAATGGTAGAAGTTGCTGAAGTTGTTGCTATACCAACTCCACCCGCACCACCTGCTTTTCCTCTATCAATGTCATCTTGCGTGAGTTGATATTTAAGATACATCCTCTCAACACCATCAAAATGCCTTTCATTATAAAATTGTATGGCATCATCTACAAGATCATCTACTTGATCATCATCAACATTAATTTCCAATACCGGAGCACCAAGTCTCCTAAAACAGTAATCGATTAATCCTTGTCTGGTGCTTGGTTTTGCCATCAGAATGAACCTCCATCTATCGTTGATGCCTGAATAGAACCATTTATATTCAAATCTCCTCCAACACTTAAATCACTATTAAATGTTCCTACTCCAACAAATGTAGTAACACCTGCAATATTTAAATTAGTTGCTGTTACTATTCCAGAAAAATTTCCATTTTTCCATGGTTTTGTTATTGATCCAACATTATATAAACCGGCAGTATTTGGAATCAATCCCGATGTAAATTCACCACCAACATTAATATCATCAGAATTAGAATCACCAAGATTAATTGTTCCTCCTCTAAAGGCAGCAGTACCAATAAAATTGGAGGTTCCGGCAACTTCTAAATTATTTCCGACAAATAAATCTCCACCGGTTGTCGTAATACCTCCGGCAGATGCTAACGTAGTTATACCAACCGATTTTAAATTATTTCCAACAAATAAATTACCATGACTAATAATTCTATTTCCTAAATTATCAAAGTAATCTTTTTTAAAAACATTTATATCACCTCGTATATCTATATAATTATCAGTGATTGATAATCCAGATCCAACTAGAATTTCATCTTTATCACCATCAATATAAATTGTTCCAGTACCAAATTGTATTGGTTGTTGTCCAAAGTTTACCGCACCACTAACTGTTAGTGTCGTTACACTGGCAATACCACCGATAACATTGAAAGCAGTATCACTGAGAACACCTGATGATAAAATTTTAACTGCATTTGTTTGTCCTACACGAAGTTTAATCGCATCTGATTGTCCTACACGGACTTTGACCTGTGACATTATCGTGTAACTCCCTCTCTTACAAGAGCAGTTCCCTCAATAACTCTTGTTTTTTTATCATTAGATATTTCTGTAATCATAACATCATAAACATACCTACCACTTTTAAGTGCGGATGTTTGTGTGTCAGTTAACTTCAGTTCAAAAGAACCATTTGTTGTTGGAGTAAGTTTCGATGTTGAAAAATCTACTTTTGTTGTACTTCCAGGATGTTTTCTGAGTTGTGCAGAAATTGTGTATAATGATAAGTCCAAAGTAAGATTTGAATTGTCAGATATTGTAAATACCTGAGCAAAATCTGCTCCTTGATTAATAACAATATTACTTACATATACTGCAGACATTTAACTCAATATATTGTTCCTAATTAGTATTTAGGGATGTATTTATGCTAAACGATTAAGAATTTCTTTCAAGGCACCTTTAATGTCTTCAATATCTTGTTTCATATTATCCAATTCTTGTTTTTTTATTTTATCTTTCTTCAAAGAATTCACATAAGTTTTATATGAGGAGCTGTCGCAATTTACGATAGCTCCTGTTTCAACATCTCTGTAAAGATGTGAATATCCATCAACTCTAATTTTTTTCATCTGATTGCGATTGCTCTCACATCTTCAAATATAGGGTATTTTGCCTGATCAATGCCTGAAGCAACTATTTTTATTCTAAAAGCAGTGAATTCGTCAAGACCATCAATACTAAACTCATATTCACGGAATCCTTTTTCAGTTTTTGCAACAAGCACATCCGATCTACCACTATTTTTGGAAAGATCTACTGGTGTAAGACCTTCACCGTCTTCATCATTTCTAAGATTATCATATCCGGGGAACAATTCAAATGACTGAGAAATTTCACTAGAATCTGCTCTTTCTATGTAATAAAGGACTCTAAAATCTGATGACGAAGGAACTTTAGCGGTAACCAATACTTTTAACGAGTCTGCAGGATTTTCAACCTTAATTAATTTTGATACGTATATAAATTCATGAGGATCATTTGACTCCGAAAATACTTTAATGGCAGAATTGGAATCATATGCATTCAATGGAATTGGACTATTCAATTTATAAGATTTATACTGCATTTGCAGTAAATTTTTACTGAGGATTGGAGATAATAACGCATTTTGTTTGGAACGTGATAAGTTAATAGAAACACTAACAGAGCGATTATCAACAATATTTGTTAATTGTGTATTTTCAATACCTCTAGATGCAAGAATTCTTAAATTATCAAATTCTTTAACTGTATTATCGCCTATACTGATAGATTCAAATCCTGTATCTACATATGGAGTTTCATTTCCATCAATACTTCTTCCGGTCACTGTTCTAACTGATGCATCTGCATTTGTGGTCGAACCAGATTTTCCTGATGGAGTAAGTACGGCAAATTCAGATGATACCTCAGAGTACACAATATTTTTAGTTACCGAAACTTGATTTCCTCCTCCATCTTCTTTATTAGTAAAAGAAAGTTTTGGTAATGTACTAACGGCAGAACCATCACTAGACCTATTCAAAGCTATTACAGTAGAGTTTCCAGATTCAGTTTTTTCTGCCAAATCAACCTCCAAATAATAACTATCTGCAGTAATTTCATTAGAAGACATTGTTAGAGGTCTTTTGTTTATTCTAATTAAAGAAATATTATTCAATTCATATTTTGAAACAGAAGATCCTTTTGGATGTCTACTTGCCGTAGTACCATCAACACCTCTTCTTTGTATTGTTAATGTATTTGCAGTAGTATCAACAGCATTTATTGCAATAATTTCTTCACCAATTTTTACATATCCATAATTATTATCACTACCTACAGGGTATCCCTCAAATTCAACAAAATCGGTAGCATCTAAAACACTAATAGTTGCACTAGACGAATCAGATAACTTTACAGCAGCAGATAATGTAGTTGGATTTACGTTACCAATAACATTGTTAAGTACGACTTTATCTACTCCAGCACGACTATACATTCCATGATCGGGATGATTTAC